GCGCGAACTACCCGCATCAGGGGGTCGTTGGGAGTACCTTTGAGGGGGGGGGCTGGCCCGTCCAGGCGCAGGGCAGGGCAGGGCGCAGGGCGCAGGGCAGGCGCAGGGCAGGCGCAGGGCAGGGCGCAGGGCGCAGGGCGCAGGGCAGGCGCAGGGCGCAGGGCGCAGGGCGCAGGGCGCAGGGCAGGCGCAGGGCAGGCGCAGGGCAGGGCGCAAAAGAAAAGCCCCGCCGGATTAGGGCGGGGCTTGAACCGGGGCGCGATAGGGGCGCGCTATAGGATAGGCAAAAGCAAAAGCATGATAAGCAATGCGCTTGCGTTTATCATTTTCTCAGTCACTGGAAAGCCCCCCCGAAAAAGCCCCATGCATAGGGCATGCAATACAATGTGACGGCGCATGCCGTGCTGGCCAGAATATCGCGGATCATGATCAAGCCCCCATCCGCTCGAGAATGCGCGCCGTCGCGGGGCATGCATCGGAGACAATGCGCCCCCCGGTCGCGCCGTGCGCCGGAATAAATACATCCGGCATGCGCGCCCCCTTGCCCCCTGCCCCGCTGCACGCGCCACATTTAGCGCATTCAGTTTTGCGCCCGGCAATTGCCGCGAATTCATCGGATGCGGGGCATAGCATGGCCCCGGCAATATGCGCCCCGACCGATAGGACCGAACGCCCGCCAAGCTCTATTCCCGCTTGTGTCACAAGAAAGCCCCGGAATCCCGCGTCGCGCGCCGCGTGCAAGTCCGCCATGCTATCGCACGACGCCATAACTAATTCGCGCATGCGCCATGCATTGCGACGCGCGCCGGGAAAAGCGCTTTTCCACATATGCGTGTATCCGGTCCTAGTTTTGGCGCGGGAAACAAATTGCGCGCTTACTTCCGGGGGGCATGCCGCCGGGTCACCGTATGCGCCTAGGCGCACGTCGCGCCCGGCGGCAAGGTGCTGGATCCAGCTTTCGGGAAAGTCCACGCCCGCGATAGGATAGGATCCGCGCGCAATTGCGCCTAGTACCGCCGCCGGGGCTTGGTATTCCCTGACATAGCACGCCCCCTTATCATATTGCCCCGTTGTCTCATTGAATTGCCAAGCATGGGGGCAATCACCGCAAATTGCACGCGCCCCGGTGGATTTGAGCCAAGCCATGATTTGAGCGGGGCGTGACCCGGTCACCGCGATACCGTGCGCCGCCGGATCGGGAAGAATGAACGTCTGCACCATTGCCCCCGTTTTTTCATTGTCTGACCCGTTGAACGCGGTGGCGACGTAAACGATGGGCGCGCCATCAATTGCGCTTGCCCCGCGCCACAGTATTGCCCCGGCAATCTTGCCCCGGTTCAAATCGCGGATGAATTGCTGCATGTCATTGTGTTTCATCGGTTTGTTTCCTTGTTTGTTTGTTAGCTAGTCCAAGCCCCGGCATCTCGCGGCGCATACCGCTATATACGGGCGGCGCGCGGGGCATGTCAATTTTATTTTTCATGTGGCATCGGTCGGGCATCGGTCGGGGCGTCGGTCGGGCGTCGGTCGGGGCGTCGGTCGGGCGTCGGTCGGGGCGTCGGTCGGGCATCGGTCGGGCATCGGTCGGGGCGTCGGTCGGGCGTCGGTCGGGGCGTCGGTCGGGCGGCAAATGCCATAAGCGCGCGCTTATGCGCCCACATTTCTGCGACGCGGCACGGCAACGCGGCGACGCGGCAATGCACGCCGCGACGCGGCATTCTGCGGCGCAGCACCGCGACGCCGCACCGCAGCACGCCATTTGCCGCGCCGCAGCAGACCCCTCCGATGGAAAAGCTCACCCCCCTCCGATGGAAAAGCTCACCGCCGGGGCCACCCCTCCGATGGAAAAGCTCACCCCTCCAGTGGAAAAGCTCACCCCCTCCGATGGAAAAGCTCACCCCCCTCCGATGGAAAAGCTCACCGCAGGCGGGCGGTGGCCAGCGCCCGGCGGATGCCCTGCTTCATCTTCTTCGGCATGAGGTTTGCTGCGGCCTTCCGCATGTTGTTGTCGAAGTCCGTGCGCTTCTTGTAGTCGGGTGCCTTGTAGATGAAGTTCATCACCTTGTTGACGCGGCTGCCCACACGCTTTTGGCCGGGAGAATCTGCCTTGGTGGCATAGACCCCCATGCCGCCACGCTTTGCCAGAGGATGCGACGGGTTAGGCACGAAGTACCGGGTGGCCGTCGATCTGCGCTGACGCTTGCCCACGCGCAACTGGTACGGCTTGTTTTGGGCCGTGTCGGCCTGCACGCCAAGCTGGGACGACACCTTGTTCACGAAGGCCATCGTCATGTTGCCACGGCCATCGACAGGAGTGGTGTCGGTCGGCAGGATCGCCTTGATGCCCGCAGAATTGCGCTGGCGCAGGAGGAAGTTCTTTTCGAACCCCTTGAGCGGACGAGGGCCTCCCCTGTCCTGCACTTCCAGATAGTGCCGACCGACAGCCTTTTCCTTGCGCCGCAGGAAGCCCTGAAGGTTCCTCTTGTTGCTGTACTGCACATAGAAGGCGTTCATGGTGAACGGCACAGGATCGCGGAAGGCTTTGGTCATCAGCGCCTTGTTGTACTTCTCCAGCGTCTTCAGCGTCTCATTGATCGCCAGCGACGTTGCGTATGGCATCTGGGCGTTGACCAGATTGTTCAGCTTGCGCTGAAGCTTCTCTGTGTCTGCCTTCATCGTGAACGAGATCATGCCAGCCTCCTCATGTTGGCGGGCATGATAGCAGGTTCACCGCTTGACGGCGATATACTCAAAGAACCCCTGCCCTGCCCGCTTGCAGAACAGGAAGCAGCGTTTCTCGGCCTCGGCTCTAGATGCGGCTCTACGGTGCAAGCCACCGCAATGCTGGCCTTGATGGTAGACGATTCGGTCGCCCTTCTCAGCGTTAGCCAGCGCATCCTCCAGCGCGGTCTCTGACCTTTCGCCAGTGATGTAGATCACGTTGCTCATTCCAAGTCCTCCAAGAAGTCGAAATCATCTTCCAGATCGGCCTTCGGTCGGCGAACCTGTTTTACCTCTGCGCCGGGGAATGCCAACTTCACCGCGTTCACCAAACCGTTGCGGTGTTCGTGCAGGGCGACGGCCACCTCTCGGAGGGTGTGGATGGCGATGCCAGGCCGCTTGGCGTAGGCAGCAGGCCATTCACGCCCGTCAGCGATAATACCATAAACCGTGCCTTCGTATTCATGCTCCCAAATATCGGGATCGGAAATAGGGCGGCCCAATTTGATCGCCTCTTCATCCATTGCTTTTAATCCGCGCAAACAAACCTCGACCCAGAATTTAACTTTGTCTGGATCTTGGGCTGCAATTGCCGAATTAAGGCCAGCCATTGCCTTCGCCCATTTATCAGCGCTTTCAACCGATACTAATTCGGGCAAGCGATCCACGCCCCATTTGCGCTCCATCTCACGGCATGCGTGATCGAAGAGGGCCAGCGCCATGTCGCAGCGAACCTGTGTGGCCGTCGTTTTGCCGTGCAGCAGGGTATCATACTTCTTCTGGTGTGTCGGTCTCTTGGCCATCGTTTTGCTCCTCTCGTTTCCCCACCTTTTCCCCACCTACGCAGTCAACCCCAACATCACCCCACCACCACCTCCCCCTAAAGGGGGAGAGGTGGGGTGGGGAAGGTGTTTTTCCCCACCTTTCCCCACCTTTTCCCCACCTGAAAACGCGAGGTGGGGAAGATTGAATATGTCAAATTTCGTCGCCATTGATCCACTCCCCGACGACGATGACAGGCATCTCGCGGCCCTTCTTTTTGTCGAACACTTTCTCGGTGGTCAGCACGTTGGTTCGCAGCCATGTCCGCACGATGGCACCGACTTTGGACCGCCCCTTCTTATCGCTAATATCAATGTCGAGCATATTAGCGACAGCCACGCCGACCCAATTAGGCGACTGCGAACTTTCTTTTAACGGCTCTCCATTTGAGTGCGCTTCGGCAACGATCTGCTGAATTCGTTTTGCGTCTTTTGCGCCAATTCCGTCAAATGCATCTGGCAGCTTAAAATCGATGGTCACACCGATCCATTCACCATTTTCAATTTGGACGCCGTGCATTTTACGATAAACGGCGGCGGCTGCTGGCGGGGCCAGGTTTGCCTTCCCGTCGTCTACGCGAAAGATGGATCGCGCCTCGGTTTCATCGATGCCGAGCCTAGCAGCGTCATCTGGCGACATGCGGTTGACTACCCGTGCAGCCCTGGCAGCCCCGATGAGGCTGCCTGCGCCACGCACGCTGTCGATGCTGGCATCTTCCCCGTTGCCTTTGCGGATGTGATGGACCAGCCCGATGGCGCATTTGGTCTCATCAGCCACGCGCCTTATTTCAGCCACGATAGCATTCACGGCCATGTTATCGTTCTCGTTGATACTGTGAGCGCCGACGAAGGGATCGATGAAGACGCAGCCGATCTGCTTTTGCGGGATCTGCTTGCAGAGGTACTCGACCAGCTTGGTGTTGGGCAGCACGCCGTCGCGGGTCTGGATGCCGAACTTCAGGCTGAAGTCTCGGCCCGCGTTGACGAACAGGCGTCCACGCACTTCATCCGGCGTGATCTTGTAATGCTGCATTGCCGCGATGACGCGCCGTTGGATTTCTTCGAGCGGGTCTTCGAGATTGACGATCCAGACGTTGGTGCGCTCTTTCACCTCCTCGCCCAAGAGTGGTCGGCCCGTGACGATGGCCAACGCCTCGACGATCTGTAGGCTTGTCTTCCCGATGCCGCCAGCCGAGGCCAGCACACTGACAAATGACCGCAGGTAGTGGTTGCCGTATATCCAGCGCCGTGGCTCAATGCTGGCCCCGTCAAACATGTCGTAGACTGTGGGCCAATCCGGGGCCGCCTCGGGGGCGTCTGGGGTGTCGAAGCTGTCGAGGTCTATGTCATCGGCCTGTGCGCTGGCAGGTGCCTCCTGCGCAGCCTGCGGGGCCACATAATCAAAATCATCCATGCCGTTCTCTGGCAGTTCGATCTCGGCCTTGGCCGGGCTGATCTCCAGACCATAGGCGCGCACGGCTTTGTCGAAATCGCCCTGATGCTCATAATGCACAAAAAGGTCCCATGCATCGCCCCAGCAGTATGAACTCTCACCAAGTGACTTAGGCCTGCCCACACCAGCGGCGGCATCCGATCCTGACAGGCTTACCCAATGCGATAAGAAGTTTTGCGTGGCGAAGCTGGGAGACGTTTGATACCGAGAACGGTAATGCTGTGATGACCCTCGCCGCTCATATCCATAGCGGGCCAGCAAATCTTCGATGCTGTGGTCAGCGTTGAAAGCATCAATCGGGCTGACCTGATCGGGAAACTTCTGTTGGCGCTCGGCACGCTGGCGTTCACGATCTGCCCGCGCACGCTCGGCCTGCTCGGCGGCCAGACGATGCTGCTCTGCCCGGCGGTCGATCTCCTGCCGGATCGCGCTGGCAGCATCCAGACGCAGCGTGCCAGCGCGGATCACGCGGTGCTGGTAGAAGATCGGGGTGATGTCAGGGTTGCGTTTAGCCAGAGGCACGTTGGGCAGGTAGATCGGCTGGCCGCAGCGTGCCAGCGCGCCGTCAGGGTGTATGCCATTGGCATGGAGCAAATCGAATAGGGCTGTCTGGGCGGCTTCATACTCGGCCCCGGTCAGCACGCCCGCCAGCGGCAGCAGGACGCGCCATTTGCGGTTCTCTGGGCTTGCGCCGGAGGATGAGTAGGCAAGCAGGCTGACGGGGCCGCAGACGGCCTCCACGGCAGCCAACACGTCATCCAGGCTGGGGTTGCCCCGGTCGATGTCGAGGGCCAGCATGCGGAACGCTCCATGCTCACGCTGTGCGTCGTGGGAGCGGCCATCGTGTTCGCGGTAGGTCGAGGGGATGAAGAAATCGGCGTCGATCTTTTCTTTCGCCTGCGGTGTCGAGACCATCTTGGCAATGTCGGCCCAAGAGATGCCGGGATAAAGCTGGCCTGGCTTGTCGATCAGGGTGTGGAAGGAGCCGGGGGCTGTCAGGAAGCGGATGTCAGACATTGTGGCCACCGCGACACTTGCCACCAGATATAGACTGCATTAAGATATTCCTTGTGTTGGGTTGCTCTCACACATCTGGAACCTGCTCCTCCCTCGGTTCCGCCTGCCTTAACTGAACCCCGGCGCGTTGGTCTCACGCCGGGGTTCTTTTTATTGTTAGAACGGGATCTCGTCGTCTAGTTCCTGCTTGATGCTTTCGCGCTTGGCGTCATCCAGCGGCTTGCGGGCCTGCTCGAACGGATCAGCCTTGCTTTCGACAGTATCGAAATCATCCATGCCGCCGTCGCCGTAGCGTGCCTCGGTGACCTGCACCGCGTCCAACAGAAGGCTGATGCCGCCGTTGCCATCGGGGTCAATCACAGCGACGGCCCATGCGCGCACGGTGCCTTGCGAGCCGCCCCAGAATGCCAGATCGGCCAGCGGCTGCTTCTGCCCGTCGATGACGGTGGGTGCCTTGTTGGGCGTGCCGTCCTTCTTCATGCCGTTGCGCTTGGCGGCGAACTGCACGATCCCTGTCTCGTTGCCGTGTTCGTCTTTCAGCTTTTTCATGCCGAAGATGGTTTTGAACTGGGGCATCTTGCTGTTGCGCGAGCGGCAAGCCTCGTAATGGGCGCGCAGTTCTTCGTAGAGCGGCTTGGCCTGCTCCTTGGTCATCTCAAAGGCCACGGACCAAGCCGCGTTGGATGCGGTGGGCGCGCAGGGTTCGCTGGCCTGCTTCTGCGTGTTGAACCGATAGGTCTGGTTCAGTTTCGGGTATTGCAAGGTCACGTTCTTGACGAGAACCTTGTGGAAGTCACTGTCGTTGTTAGCCATTGGTTTGCTCCTCTTTGGCTTGTGGTCTCAGAAGTCTACGGTTTGGTCGAAGATGTCATCTTCGGTGGTCTCGGCCTGCCAGCGTGGCAGATCGATATGGTTAATCAGTGGCCAGCCCGTTGTGAAGTCGGAAACTGCGGTGGCGTTGCTGATCTTTTGGAGTGTGTAGGTCACGACCTGATCGGCGTGGTCCAGATATCGGTCGGTAAGAGCGTGGACACCGACAGCAAAGGGTGCCTCTTTCTCGACCGCGATGAACATGAACGTGTCGGCCTTGTATCCCGCCGACCGAAGTGCGCGCAGATAGAAGGCGGCCTGCACGTCATATGCGTACTTGCGAAGCTCACGCGGAAATCCGTCTGGGCTGGCGTCGGTGGTGGTCTTCACGTCGAACACAAGGCCAGCTTCGGGCAGGTAGCCGTCGGGCCTGCACTTGATCTCTATGCCTGTGACCGGATCGATGCCGAAGAAGCTGGCCTCGGCCACGAATGTCGGATCGGCCAGATACATGGCCGCCACCGGGTGCGCCTTGACAGCATCGGCGATGCGGGCGGCCAGATCGAAGTCACCTTCGGTCAGCAGGATCACGTTATCCAGATCGGCCTTAAGCTGAGCATTTTTCCACTTGTCACCGCGCCGATCTTCCGGCCCACGGCGGACCAGCTTTTTTTCCGGCTCAAGCACAAGCGCATGGACGGCTGACCCCATAGCAAAGGCGCTGCTGGGCTTGCGCGCCTTGCCGCGCCAGTGGGCCAGCGAGGTTTTGTAAACCGCCTTCACGTCCGAGGACGAGATCGCGGGGTGGGCGTGATATTCAAGATTTGAGAGTGTGCGGTTCATTTCTTCACCCATCCATAAAGTGCGATTAAAGCAGCCTCGGCTCGGCCATCTTGCTTCTTCAGTTTCCACAAGTCCGCCTGATCTGGGAAGTGCTGACCAGCCAGCGCACGGCTTGCGTCCTTGTCGCCCGACAGCCCAAAGGGCTTCTTCCAGATTGCAGGTGCCACCTCAAACGTCGGCACGCCAGCGTAGAACAGGCACGCCTTTATCTCGCCGTAAGCCTGCGCGATCTTGGCTACGTTGGCTGTTCCGATCATTCTTGGAAAATAGGGCTTCTCCACCCAAGCGCAGCGCACGCTGCCGATGTCCGACAGGATCGCGCGCTTTTCTTCGATGGTGCCTGGCATGTCGAAGACGCGCACGCTCATGTCGTCGGCGTCCATCACGGCGATGGCACCCGTCTTGCCGGGGTCGATGCCGATGTAGAGGGCCATCACTCGCCCGATCCGATCTCGCCCGCCAGCGCCGCATAAGCAGCCGCGTCCACCGGGCTGTCTATGTGTGCCGGGTTTGATTTCATGCGGGCCAGCTTCAGAAGGGTCATCATTACGGCCACATCGTGCGGCTTGATGTTTTTGTTCAGGTGGGCCGACCAGTAGGCGGCGATTAGGCCGAAGTTTGCCTCGGCATCGCCGTGCGTGTTGGCGCGATCAACCATCACATAGTGCTTGGCGGTGTCTAAAATCTCGTCACGCTTCATGCCATATCCCCCGCGCTGATCCATTCTTCTTCAAAGCGCAAATCTTCAATCCCGGTGATGTCTGCCAGGCGGTGGCGGTAGACAGCGGACGGCACCACGCGGCCTGTCATCCAGCGGGAAAGGCTGGACGATGCCACTGGAACTTTTCTTGCAAGCCAGCCCAGCTTGCGCCCGTCTTGCGCGCACCATAGCCGGATTTGTGTTTGAGCCATCA